ACTTATATCAACAGAATATATAGATATTTATTCTTTATTGACTTTTAAGTGTTATTGTGGTGAGTTATTTACAACTTCATTTACTAATTTTAGAAAACAAAATAAAAGACATTGTGATAAATGTGGAATCGAAATTAGAATATTTAAGCAATTATACACTTACGAAGAAGTAAAAGAGTATATAGAAAGTAATTCAGATTGCATACTACTTTCTACAGAGTATATAGGATGTTATGATAAATTAAAATTAAGATGTGAATGTGGAGAAATATTCGAAGTTAGTTTTGATAAATTTAAAAATCAAGGCGATAAAAATCAAGTTAGATGTGCTAGATGTAATAACAAAGAAAGTATTCCAGAAAGAAAAATAGAAGATATTTTAAAAAGAGAACATGTAGATTATATAAAACAATATAGATTTGAAGATTGTAAATATAAAAATACGTTACCTTTTGATTTTTATTTATTAGATCATAATATCTGTATAAAGTATGATGGTGAATTTCATTATAAAGAAATATTAGGTAGCGATTTAAAATCACAACAACTAAGAGATAAAATTAAAACAGATTACTGTAATAAAAACAAAATAACATTAATAAGAATTCCATATTGGGAACAAAACAACTTAGAAAATATAACAATGAATATAATTAATAATTTAGAAGAAGTTGCTAATTAATTTTAGTAGCTTCTTTTTGTATGTAGAAATTTAAGAAAGAAGGTGATTGTATTGCCATTAAAAAAAGATACAGATACAAATTATTGCGTAATGCAATTATCAACAAGATGTAAAAATAAAGATGGAATATTGCCAATGGGAGATTTTTATTCTGCAAGCAGTTCAAATATTTTTAAGAACGGAAAGATGCCAATTTGTAAGCATTGTTTTAAAGAAATAAATATTGACAGGCTAAGAAATTTACTTATGGTGTGTGATTATCCTTTTTATGGTGTTGAGTTTAAATCGGCATTAGAAGATAAGAATGAAACATTAGGCACATATTTTAAAAATATACAACTAAATCATAAAGGAGCAACTTGGGTTAGTGGAGATGTAGGTAAGAATTCTGATATAGAAATAGATAGAAACGGAGATATAATAGAGAGTGATTTTAATCTGACACCAGAAATAATAAAATTTTGGGGGAAGAATTATACAAATGAAGAGTATTTATTTTTACAAGAATATTATCATGATTTAATTAGAATTTATGATCATTCTCAACCAGTTCAAATAAATAATTATAGAAATATGGCTAAGACTCAATTACAAGCTAATAAATGCTTAACTACTGGGGATATGGGTGGTTATGATAAATCAATGAAGATTTTAAGTTTGATTAGTGGAGATAGTAATATAAAACCCGTTCAAGAGTCTAGTTCAGATAGAATTCAAAAGGGTGGATTTGACGCATTTATTAAACATATAGAAGAAGATGAACCTGTTCTAGATTGGGAAAAAGATTTGGGTCATAAAGATATTGTTAAGAATTTATTGAATATATTCTTTTTTGGACATCTATCAAAAGCATTGGGAATATCTAATCCTTTTGCAGACGAATATGATGAAGAAATGTCTTCATATACAGTTAAATTAGATGAAATAGAAGACGAGAAAAATCAAGTAGACTTTCTAGGAGAAGATTCTTAATGGGAAGTATTAATAATTTTAAAAACAATCCCAAACAGAATATGTTTGATAAAACTAAAAGCGTAAATAATCTACAAGAAGTAGTTACTTCAAATGATAAATTCATGAATAAAGTAAAAAAATGGGCTAGTTTTTACCGTAAGTATCCATTTATGTTCTGTAAAGATTACCTAAATTTGGATTTGAAACTTTTCCAAAAAATATTACTATATCTAATGTTTAATTTTAATTTCTTTATGTTCATCGCAAGTCGTGGACTTGGGAAAAGTTGGCTTACAAGTGTATTCTGCATATGTAAAGCCTGTCTTTATTCAAAATGTAAGATAGTGGTAGCTTCAGGAAATTTAAAACAAGCAACACAAATTATAAAGTATATAGATGATATGAGAAAAGATTGTGAATGTTTGGATAGAAGTATTAGTTACTTAAATGATAAACCTAATACCGCAAAAATTGAATTTTGGAATGGGTCTACAATAACAGTAGTAGCAAGTAACTCAGGGGCACGTAGTGGTAGAGCTAATGTATTAATCGTAGATGAATTTATTTTAGTTGATAAAAATACAATTAATACAGTTTTAAGAAAATTCAAAGCGAATCCTCGTTCACCAAGATATTTAAGTAATCCTAAATACGCACATTTAACAGAAAGAAACCAAGAAATATATTTAAGTTCTGCTGGTATGAAATGGCATTGGAGTTATGCAAAATTTAAATCTTTCTTTAACTCTATGATGAATGGTAAAAAGTATTTTCTATGCGATTTGCCCTATCAATTAACCATAAAAGATGGATTAAGAATGAGAGAAGAAGTTCTTGATGAGATGTCAGAAGATGATTTTGACCCCTTGGCATGGTCTGTAGAAATGGAAGGAATGTGGTTAGGAGAAAATGAAAAATCATATTTTAAGTTTGATGATTTAGAACCAAATAGAACTATAAGTATGCCAGTTTATCCTAAAGACCTTTATGATTCATTTAAATCTGCACAATTTAAATATCCAATAAAAGCACCTAGAGAACTAAGAATATTAGCAAGTGATATAAGTGTTATGGCTGGAAAGAATAATGATGCAAGTGTTTATACTGTGATGAGACTAATTCCATTAAATAGTAATAAAACTGGAGAATATTATTCAAGAGAAATTATATATATGGAAAGTATGACTGGTGGTCACTCAACTATTCAAGCTATGAGGTTACGTCAATTATTTAATGATTTTGATTGTGATTACATAATTTTGGATTGTGCAGGTGTAGGAATGGGAATTTATGATAATTTAGTACAAGATTTATACGATAAAGAACGTCATTGTAAATATGATGCCTTTACTGCAATGAATGATGAAGAAATGGCTAAAAGATGTCAAGTACCAGATGCACCAAAAAAGATATATGCTATGAAAGCTTATGCTCAAACAAATAGTGATTGTGCAATATCTTTTAGAGATGATTTAAGAAAAGGCAAAATTAAATTACTTACTAATGAAAATGAGGGTAGGGAAATTTTAATGGGTATAAAAGGATATAATTCTTTGCCAATTGAAATACAAACTAAATTATTAGTTCCGTATTTTCAAACAACGGTATTAATAACAGAAATGGTAAATCTAGAAGCCGAGATTAATACTCAAACAAGTCAAGTAAGATTGAAAGAACAAAGTGGTCAAAGAAAAGACCATTGGTCTTCGGCATCATATGGCAATTTTTTGGCTTCAATATTAGAAAAAGATTTAAGAAAGAAAAACGACGAGGAAGAATGGGATGATGCACCATCATTCGTAACCTCATATACATTCTAAATAAATTAATAAATAATAGAACCACCCAACAAATAATAAATAACAAGGAGGTGAAAACAATTTGCCTAAAAAGAAAGAAAAGACAACAATTTCAGTAGAAGTAGCTAATGAGATATTAGATTCATCTCAACCAATAACATTAGTTCCAACAGAGAATAATGAATATAAAGTTTTTGCTACTACTCATATAAAAGATGATAATGAATTAGATTTTGAACAAGCTTCTTATAATTTCAGTACAGATAAACATTTAATAGATAAAATTGTTAATAATAACAATGCTTCATATAATGTTACTCCTGAAGAATTAAATAATTTAGCACAAGGAACTCAAAATGATATTAATAAGGTTATAAAAATTAATGAACTAATTAAGTATTATGCTAACAAAAATGATTTAGTTGGAATTGTAATAGGAACAATTGAGAACAATGTAAACACTAATTTTAAAATATCATTCCCTAAACTACCTGAAAACATTAAGAAGAAAAATAAATTAAAAGAGAAAGTAGATATTTTATTAACAAATTTTATTGATAATGTAGATTTAAAATCTCAAATAAGAAAAGAAGGAATGTCTACTTTTTCTCAAGGTACATATTTTACTTATTTAAGAAATAATGATGATGGAACGTATGGTGTGTCAACATACCCATTGGGATTAGTTGATTTTACAGATTATATTATAGACGGTGAACCGTTGTTATATATGGATATGATGAAATTACAAATGACATTACAAACAACATTAAATAAATATAATAAAGTTCAATCTAAATTTATTGATTTCTCAACAAAAGTAGAAGATGAAATAAAAAATAATTATCCACCAGAAGTATATGAGGCATATCAGAATAAGTATAAATGGGCTATACTAAATCCCAAAAGAACTGGTGTACATAGAATTAATCAATTAGATGGTATTTATGGAGTTTCACCAATATTCAAAGCATTAGGTGCATTATTAATGCTTGAAACAATTGATAATATTGATAGGGATAATATTATAGCAAGGTCTAAGAAGATTTTCTATCAAAAAACTAGAAAAGAATTAATGGGACAAAATTATGATAAAACTAAGAACTTTGCAGAATTAAAATATGCACAAGATGAATTAGTAAAAGCTATGAGTCAAAAAGTAGTTATTTATACATCTCCTGCTTATGTAGATGGTTTAGAAATAATAGAACCAAAGGCTGATTTGACAGACCAATCAGTTATATTAAGAT